ATGGACGATACGCGGACCAAGCTGGAGGTGGCGCTGGCGAAACCCCTACCGGGCGATGACGCGCCGATCGACATGGACGAGTTTGACCCGTGGGAGGATGTGATTCACGGCATCTACGGCGGCTACTCCTCGGAGAGCGACGCCATGATGATCGCGGCGCTCAAGGCTGTCCGCGACAAGACGCAGGCGGAGTTCATGGATCAATGGGGTTTCGCCGGGGAGTTCGCGCTTTACGTTCTGGCTGGGCACGGCCTCACCGAATATGGCACGTCTCCGCGCTACGCTTGGCCCTCTCCCGAGATCGCGGGCCTTTGGGATCAGATCATCGCGAAGTGGGAGGCATTCTCGGCAATCAGATGGCCCGCCTGACCCTAGCCCCTCCCCCGCGCCTGTGCTAAGGTGCGGGGGCGCGGAAGGCGGATAAGCTCCGCAGTAGGACTGGTGGGGGCAGGCGTCCGGAAGCCGTTCAATCCGTTGAGGCGAAAGCGACCTTGGCGGCTAAGTGGAAGCCCTCAGAGCCGGAGTAGCGCCCGGCCCGCGCATCACCCCTCGGTACTACCGAGGGTCATTCACACCGCCACCGCTCCACCCGCCACCCAGGCCTGACCTCGCGCGCGATCTCCGGCTGGGCGAGCATGCACGCGAGCATCGACGGCGCCGGATAGCGGTGCTCCTCGCACAGCAGGCCGGCGCAGAGGGTGAGGATCAGGGTCACGCGATCGTCCCTTCATCCTGCGACGGCAGGATCCAGAGCCGCACGTTGTCGACCAGCGCCGTGTCGTCGCGGATGCCGGTCACGCCATCCCACACGAATGTGAAGGTGAGCGTCCCGGCAGTCTCCGGCCGGAAGATGTGCATCCCGTAATACCAGTCGGTGAGGTTGCCCGCGCCGGGGGTGAGCGTCAGGTTGGTGGCGATGTTCTGCGCGTCGGCCGCGACAGAGGGGAACACCGTCGCCGTCCCCGCCGTGACGCGGATGCGGGGCTGCATGGTCCCCGCCGAGCCGAAGGTGGCCCCGACCTGCTTGTAGGCGAGCGCCGTCGTGATGCAGAGGAATTTGCCGACCAGGTGCTTCGGAATGTCGAAGGTCAGCGAGAAATTGGCCGTGCCCGACGAGCCCGTGCCGGTCAGCGCGAGCGCGCTCGTCCCGGAGATGAACTCCCCCGCCGTGCTCGAGATCGCCGCGGTGCAGACGTTGAGCGTGAGGCCCGCCGTTGAAGTCCCGTCGATCAGTTCCTTGACCAGCCGCAGGCCGTCGATGTCGATCGGGAGCCGGCCCTTGGTGAACGGCGTGTCGATGAACAGCTTCCAGTCGGTGAGCGAGAAGGCGTTCGAGTCGTTCGACCGCAGCGGCGGCATGCACGGGAGGGAGATCATCCCCTCGGTCTGCGTGGTGGCGATCCACTTCGATGCCTCGGCCGCGAAGGTCGCGCCGGTCGTGAACGGGATCTGATCGGCCTTCGGCGCATAGACCGTGCCGCTGTCGGTCACGAGGAACCCGCCATGCGAGACGAGCAGGCCGGCGGTAAACGCGGTCGTCGGCGCCTTGTCGACGGTGGCGAGCGCGCCGAGCTGCGACGTGCCGAGCGCGCTGAACTTCACCGCGCCGCCTCGGGGGGCGGAGATCCGCGCGCCGTCGTAGGCGGCCAGGAGGAAGGTGGCCTTCCGCCCCATCAGCTTCGAGCACGCGCCGATGTACATCTCGATGGCGCCCTGCGCGGCGATCGCCGGGCCGAGGCTCGCGTTGTTGACGCCGCCGGCATGGGTCAGGCCCGGGTTCTCGAAATAGCCGTTCGTCACGGTGATGACCGCCGGCACATAGTCGGTCGAGTAATTCGCCGCCATGATCAGGCCCTTGTGCCCGGTCTGGATGCGGCACATGTCGAGCGCGGCGTGGCCTTCCTCCCAGCCCGGCCCGCCGACGATGTAGAGCGAATACCCCGTCGCCGCGCTCATCTCGCATTGGGTGAAATGGTGGAAGCACCGCATCTCGACGCTATGGCTGTCCACGTCGATGATCGAGGCCGAGCCATCGCGATTGCCGGCGCGGCGGAAGATGCAGCCGATGGAGCGCCCGTTGGCATACTCCATGATGAGGCCATTCCGCTTCTTCGCGCCGTAGACGAAAAGCCCCTGCCCGAAATACCGGAGCGTGTCGCCCTCGACGCCGCCGCCGACCTGAAGCAGGATCTCGGCGGTGTAGTCCGACATGATCGAGAAGTCGCGAAGGTTGGTCCCGGTCCCGTCCGCCAGCACGCCCGCCGACGCGCCGGAGCACCAGAGCCCGGACTGCGCGTTGCCCGTGCCGATGATGGCCCGGCCGGCCGGGTTGATCGGGCCGGCGATGTTCGGCCAGCCGTCGAGATAGAGGTCGTACCCGGCGTCGAGAGCCGCCTGAAGCTTGTCCGTGGAATCGGCCGCGCTCACCGCCGCCGCCTGCGTCCGCGCGACCTCGCACCCGAGTTGCGAGGCCGAGACCATGCCATTCGGGTTGCGGACCGGGTTCAGGAGCAGGTTCGGCATGGCGAGGATGCCCGCCGGAGCCGCCGCATAGAAGAACGGCCCGCCGCGCAGCATCTGCCCTTCCGCGACCGCGACGGTATCGCCCGGGGCACTGGCGGCGAGCAGCGCGGCGGGGGTGTCGAAGGTGGTATCCTTCAGCCGATCCACATCCGCGATCGCGCCGTTGATCTTGGCCCGGATGTCCCCGCCGCCCTCGTCGTTTGCAAAGCTGCGGTCGGTCATCCATCGCTCCAGTTCGAGGTATCGTGCCAGGGGGAGTGATCGGACCAGAAGCCGATCGCGATCAGGTCGCCCGCGATGACGGTGAGGGGGTCAGTCTCGCGCACCGTCACGCCGTCCGCTCCGGTCGCTGTGACCTCCAGCGTGATCGCGGCGCCGAACAGCGCATCGGGGATGACCCACGACGCAGGCTTGTCGATCTCGGCGCCATCCGCGAGCCAGCGGAACGCGAGATCGGTCACGCTCCAGAGGCCGAGGTTCGCGCTGATCGTGCCGCCGACGCTGGGCGCCCCGAGGATGCCGGGCGTATAGGGCGTGCTGGGCGCGACGAGGCAGGCCGGCAGCTGCGGCCCCGCCTGCCCGCCGCCCGCCTCCGCGCCCCAAAGCAGGATCTTGCCCGGCCCCTCCGGCCCGCTCGGCAGGCCCTGCCGCAGGTAGCGCGCGAGCCGGTGCGCCGGGACCGGGCGGCCCCAATAGCCGTGCGGCTTCGCGGCGATCATTTCCCCGCGCCCTTCATCCGCGAGATTTCCTCGGCGCGTCGCGCGCTGCCAAGCGAACTCCCGAAATAGAAGTAGATGACCGCTGCCGAGAAGCCGCCGAACTGCCCCAGGATGTACATGGCCGTCGACGAAGGCTCCTTGCCCTCGGGCGTGACCTTGAAGATGTAGACGCTGAGGGCGACGGTGATCGCCAGGACGAGAGGCGCGAGAGCGGCTCGCATCCAGTCATCTACCCCTCGCGTCGCCCGCGCGTCCTGCACATCCGCGGTGGCAATCCGCGCCAGTTCCTCGGCGCTGTCCGCCGCCCGCGCCTCGCGCCGCTCGTCGACCTTCGCCATCTCGACCTCGAGCGCGCGCATCTGCGCCAGCGCCTCCGGGTCCGCCTCGAGCGCGTCGCGGATGACCTCCGGCGAGGCCTCGGCCGCGCCGATGCGCTTGGCGATCTCCTGCCCAGTCGCGAGCACCGCGCCCGGCGCGCCACCTACCAGCGCGCCCCCCACCGCCGACAGGCCGATGCCCCTCAGTTCCTCGCCCAGGTCCTGCCAGTTCATGCCTGCCCTCCGGGGATGGCGCCCAGCCACGCCAGCGCGCCCGGCGGGGCGCTGTTGATCCACGCCGCCCAGGCGCTCGCCTGCGCGTCTCCGGCGGGCTCCGGGGCCTGCGCCGGCTCCGGGCCATCCTCGGGCCAGCCAGCCGCCTCCAGCGCCCCCTCGAACGCCTCCGCGAGCCGCGCGACCTCGGCGGCCCTGTCGGTTCCGTTGATGATCCTGCGGTCGTCCTCGTAGCCGGGGATGCGCTCGGCATCCTCGAGGCTGATCCCGGTGAACCAGCCCTCTTCCATGCCGGAGAAAAGGATCGCGACGGCCGGCCCCATCTGCAGGGCGAGGTCGGGGGTCTGGACGAGCGGCAAGCCGAGCTCGCGCCCGGCGCGGGCGTAGTTGCCCCGCCCGGTCAGCTGCACCAGCCCGCGCCCGAGGAAGGTGTACCCGTCCGCCGGGCCGTTCCCGAGGCGCCCGGAATAGACCCGGTTCGCCAGCGCGCGCGGGTTCCTCACGAATGGCGTCGCGTCGCGGTCGGATTTGAACCGCGCCGGCCAGACTGCCCGGATCCGCTCCGCGCTCGTGTAGTAGAGATTCTCGCGCTTCGGCTTCATGTCGGCGCCGCATTCCCAGCGCGCCGTCGCGAGGATGTAGGCGAGATGCCGCAGCTTGGTCCCGCGCTTCTCCGCCTCGTCGAGGATCGCGTCGCACGTCACCACCGCCGGCGCGGGGATCGCCCGTCCGAACACCGGGCCGCCGCGCAGCGCGTCGAAGAAGGCCTTGCGGTTCATCTCTCGCGCGCCCTGCTTTCCTCGATGGACTTCCGCAGGTCGCGCACGTCAGCGCCGATGCCGGTCAGCTGCGCGCCGAGGCCCTGCAGCTGGGCCGAGACGCCGGCATACTGGTTCTCGGTCGCGCGCACCCGCGCCTCGAGGCCCTCGCGCGCGGCGCGGCCTGCCTTGACCGCCTCGTCGATGTATCGCTGGGTGTCGACCTGGCGCTGGTCCGCGCGCTCCTTGCCCTCGGCCTGCTCGGTCTGGATGGCGGCCGCGCGCTGCTCGAGCGCATCGACCCGGTAATAGAGCTTCGCACCCAGGGCGATGATGGAAACGAGGGCGATGACCGTCCCGACTGTCAGCCGGCGCTCGATCGTCCAGCCGCCGACGTGCCAATCCTGATCGGGGGGCGATTCAATGCGAGATTGCGTCAAGGGGGCTTATCCGGTGCTCACCCCGCGAGGGGAGATCGCGCGCCGCGCTGTCACCGGCTGCATCGGGCGCCGTAGCCCGCGCCGCTGATCCGCGCGGCGCACCCGTAGACCACCGGCGTCGCCGCCGGTCCCTTACCCTTATACCGCGAACCGCCTATCGCGGCAAGCGAAGGGCGGCCGAAGCCGCCCCCTGAGGCTCAGAGCAGGAAGCTATCCGCCCCGTAATCCGCCGCATGCACATCCGCGCCGTCGAGCAGCGCGATCGTCATCTCCGCGCGCCCCGTGTCGAGATGCACGAGCGTGGTGGTCTTGCCCACGTCCTCCAGCCAGACGCGCCCGGTGCCGTGCCAGTCGTCGGGGCCGGCGAACTGCCACTCCTGCGAGCCGGAGCGGTAGCGGTTCGCATCCGCGCCGGAGAGGTCGATCACGTCCTCGCCGATGTGGAAGTCCGCGATCCGGTCGCGCTCGCCGCTCCGGACGTAGCCGAACACGAACTCGTCCTCGCCGCCGTTGCCGGTCAGGTGGTCGTTGCTCTGTCCGCCGATCAGGCGGTCCGCGCCGTCCGAGCCGATGAGCGTGTCCGCGCCCTGGTTGCCGGTGAGGACGTTCCCGTCTCCGCCGGTGACGCTCATCCGGTCATTGCCAGCGCCGCCCTCCAGAGAGGCCAGCCCCGATTCAGTCGTGATGATCTCGACGCTGATCCGGTCGGCCCCTTCGCCGCCAGAGACGAGCACGTCCGCCGTCCGCCCCTCGGCCCGGCCGGAGATCTCATCGTCCCCGTCCCCGCCGTAGAGCGTGAGGTAGGCCCCGCCGCCATGGGCGTTGACCTCGCCGCGCATCACGTCGTCGCCGTTCCAGCCGTTGATGACGCAATCGAGGTAGTTCCCCGGCGCGGCATCGACCCACTCGAACGAGGCCGAGAGATGGTCGTTTCCGGCGCCGCCGAGGACAGATCCGGGGATGGCTACGCCGTCCTCCCCCGGGCCGTCGATCCGAAAGAACATGAAGATCGTATCGTCGCCGTCGCCGCCTCTGATCACTTGGCCCGGGTCGAGAGCCAGAATGTCGTCGTCGCCGTCGGTCCCGTCGAACTCGTTATACGAGCCGGTAATCGTGAACATGGATTCCACCCCAATCATTCAGGGGTAGAATTGTCCCGTGGCGACATGGGGTTGGTCAAGCGCCTTAGCTGGTGAAGTAGCTCGCCGGGACCTCCGTCACGGTCGATTTCCCTTCGACTATGGCAACCGCGCAATCGGCCATCGAAAACCAGGGGAGCAGGCCGTAGAGGTAGCTCGAGCCCAGCACGCGCTCGGTCCACGTCCAGTTCTTCGAATTCGAGCCGTCGCCGCCGTTGCGCGTGTCGTGCGCGAAATCGAGCCATCCGACCTTGTCGCGGGTGATCTCGCGGGTGAAGGCGTTCGCCACCTTCAGGCGGGCGGCGGATTCGATGACCTTGGGGTCGGTGCGCGACATGGCCCCGGAGACGAGCCCGGCGAGCAGCGCGTAGATGCCCGCGCGCCACGGCGAGGCGGCGTATTCCATCGACGAGCGCGGCCCCTCGGCGTCGACCCCGTCCATGTCGTCGTGCATGCCGGTCTGGCCGTCTCCGGCCGTCAGGGCGTTGAGCGCGCCCGTCGCCGTGCCCTTGATCTTTCCCCGGCCGTTGAAATCGCCCTTGTTCGGCTGGACCGGGTTCTGACACTTCTGCCCGAAGCAGTAATCGAGCTCGCGGCAGGTGATGCCGACCAGATCGGTGAGCGCCAGGCCGCCGCTGTCCCACTTCGCGCAGCGGTTCGCGATCTGCGCGTAGGTCGGGGCCGCCTTGCCGTTGTTCGGCCGCGTCGGGGCAAAGCTCTTGGCCGCGTTCGTCAGGCCGGCGTTGTTCAGTTCGTCGTAGAAGGCCTGCACCTTGGCGGTCGTGTTGACCGATTTCAGCACGTCGTCGCCGGCCTTTCCGCCGCCGAAGAAGCAGGCGCCGATGGTGACGAGCCAGCGCGGCGGGCATCGGAAGTTCGCCCGGCTGGTGAAGTTGGTCGGATTCGCATAGCCGAGCATGTCGCCCCAGGTGGCGCTGTCGTCGTCCCGCGCGACCACGGCGCCGGCGATCATCTGCGCCTTGACGAGCAGCGTAACCTTGTTCTTCTCGGCGCTGGTCAGGTCGCCCCACTGGTTCGGATCGTAGCGCGCGAACACCGCGGCGGCCGTGAACGCGATCTCGTGCTGGGCGCCATAGGATGCGACCGCCGGCGGGCAGGCCGACCCGACGAGGCAGGAGCGCAGCCACTTGAGCGCGAGCGCACGGAGGTTCGCATCCCCCGCCAGCGCGGCGTAGCCCGCCACGGGGCCGATGGAGCCTCGCGTCCCGATCCCCGTCGAAGAATCGTAGGCGGTGCGCGTCGAGGCAAACCCGGAGGTATCCCGGTAGAACGAGTTCCGCGCCTGGTTCGTCCCCGTCCCCGTCGCGAACGGCACCGGAAACGACGTCGCCGCCGGCGTGCTCAGCCCGACGATGTCGAACGGCGTCTTTGACCCCGCGAGGCGCATCTGGCCGCTGCTGTCATGCACCCACCAGAGACGCGGATAGGCCTTGCCCCCGACCGGGCGCTTGCCGGTGGTGTAGTAGGTCAGGCTCGCGGTGACGGCCACGCCATCCGCGCTCGGCGCCGGTTCTTCCCCGCTCATGATCTCGCGGCGCAGCGTGAAATCGCCCGAGGCCGTCGTCGCGGTCACGGTGATGTCGGCCGTCGTCGTCATCTTGAGGTGGCCGCTCTCGCCGCCGAAGCCCTGCGCGGTCGCGACGGCGGGATCGGTGACTTCCGAGACCGCCCACTTCGCATCCGGCACGTCGGCGGGCCAGGTCAGCCCGGAGGCGTCCTCGCTGCCCTTGATCTCGACCGCCGCCACGAACTGCACGCCGGAGCCCGCCGTGGTGACGGTGTGCGGCACGTCGTCGGCCGCCGCCCACGCCGTCGCCGGGGCCGCCGTCGAGCGCGAGATGGTCTTGCGGATGCCGTTGGTCGACTGCACGACCAGCGTCGCGTCGGGCCGCAGCCCGGGCGCCTGCGCGGTCTGCGCGGTCGCGTGAAAGGCGATGTCGAGCACGATGGAGTTCGCGCCCTCGAGCGTGAGCCCCGGGTGGTCGAGGTTGAGCCCGCCAGACTGCCAGGTAAGCGCCGACGGCGTGCCCTCGAGCGTGTTCGCGCCGATCGGGTCCGACCAGTCGACGCCATCGATCGAGATGTAGGTCGGGCGCCCGTCGCCCCAATCCCCGAGCGCGCCGTCGGCGCCATCGCTGGCGCAGCGCCGCCACGCGATGGCCTGCGACTGGCCCGAGCTCGTCGCGTTGATCAGCACGTTCCAGAGGTATTGCCCGGAGAAGGAGCCCGAGAGATCCGGCACCGAGAAGCCGCCCGCGCTGTTGAAGCGCACCGCGGCGAGGATCATGGAATCGGTAGCGTAGTCGGTGAAGTCGGCCGACCCGGCGGTATTCGAGCCGCCGACCGCGCGCACGGAGGGAACGGCGGCGGTTCCGACCGCCGTCACCGCGAGGTTGAAGCTGTCGGACACGGAGCCCCCCGAATTGGTCGCGGTGACGGTGACGGCGGTGGAGGCCAGCGCCTCGGAGACGTTGATGCTCAGGGTCTGCTCGTCGGCGTTGTAGGTGACGAGATCCGCGCCCCCGGAATCCTTCGGCCCGGCGACGGAGACGGTGTAACCCGAGCCCGAGAACACGCCCGAAATGTCGACGCTCTCGTAGGATCCGCTCTCCTGCGAAAGCGTCTGGTCCGAGATCGACCCGCCGAGCGTCGGAGCGGCGTAGGTGATCGACACGTCGGCCGTCACATAGGAGGTCGTCCCGGTGGCGTTGGTCGCCTTGACCCGGCAGGCGAGCTTGGTCAGGTCGTCGTCCGGGACCGGGGTATAGCTGCTCGCCGTCGCGCCGGGGATCACGACGCGATCCCGGAGCCACTCATAGGTGTAGCCGGTCGGGCTGTTCGTCCAGGTGCCGTTGCTGACGGCGTGCGCCGTCCCGATCTTGCCGAGCGCGGCGCTGGTGATGGCGGGGGCAGTGACGACCGCCGGGGCGCCCGAGGGGATCAGGCCTTGCACCGTGAACGACTTCTGCTCGCTCGCCTGATGCCAGATCGAGCCACCGGCCTCGCGATAGAGCAGGATGGCGAACTGCGTCTCCCCGACAGCCGCCCCGGTGGCGCCGAGGATGTTGCCGCCGGGCGCGATCGCCACCGCCGCTGCCTGAATCGCGGAGAGGTTCGCGGGCGCATAGGTCAGCGGCCCGAGATAGACGAAGGCCTCCATGTCCGCCGGGATGACCCGGGACACGTCGAGCGTGGCGCGCGGCAGGCCGACGACCGAGCCCGAGATCGTGCCGTCGCGCTCCTCGGCCAGCGTCCAGTCGTCGCCCGGGACGAAATAGCTGTCATCCTGATCGACCGCCACCGTCGAGGCCGCGCTGGCCGCGCCGACGCCCGCGCTCGAAACCGCGGCGACGCGGACATAGGCGTTCCACGACGCGACCGCCCATTGCCAGATCTCGGGGTAGAGCGCGGGGGTGAAGGACAGCGAATAGGGCATCGGCTGGCTCGCCGGGATCTCGACGACGAGCCCCGCGCCGTCGACCATGATCCGGTAGGCCGTGACCGGCTGCGACGAGGCCGGGGCCGCGAAGATGTTCACGTCGATCCGCTGGCCTTCCTCGAACTGCATCGGCGCCGAGAAGTTCGTCCCCGAGACCATCTGCGCGGGGAGGGCCGGGTTCGGCGTATCGACCACGGCCGAGGCGAGCACGGTGCGGCCGTCGTCCGAGACGAGGGAGAAATGGAATTCCGACCCGAGGCCCATGCCCCCGGTGTTCACCTGCAGGATCGCGTAGCCCTCGGCGGCCTTCACCAGATCGACCGGGAGCCCTTCGCCATCGTCGAGCGCGGTCCGCACCGCCTCGCCGCTCACGGTCATCCCGTTGGCCGCGTCGAGCGCGTCCTGCGCCGTCACCTTCGCGTCGTTCGCGACCGACTTCGCCGCGTTCACGTCGGCCAGCGTGGCCTTCTCGAGCAGCTGATCCGCCAGCGCGTCTATGGCCTCGATCGGGAGCCGATCCGACCCGGTGAGCTTGACCAGAGCCGCGCGGATCACCGCGCCGAGTTCGGAAAGCTGGACGATCTCGCTCATCAGGCCCCCACGGAAAGAACGATCGCGACCTGATCCGCCCCGTCGTAGACCTGGGCGCCGGCGGCGAAGACGAAGTAGATGGACGGGTCGCCCGCGACCGGGACCATGACCGGCGCGGACCACGGGCCGGGGCCTAGGTCGCTCACCGCGCGGACCGAGATCGGCAGCACCTGCCCGGCGTCGACGAGCGGGACCAGCACGAGGTATTCGCCCGGAACCGTCGCGCCGAGCGAGAAGGCCTCGCCGCCGTAGGTCCATTCCAGATCGATGATCCGGCCCTTGCCGTCGCCGTAGCGCGCCACGTCGCCCGCGTCCGGCAGGGCGTCGATGCGGATCGTGACCTCGCCGGGGCCGCTCACAGCGCCGGCCTCCCGACCGCGTGGAGCATGGCCGCCGTGACCTGGTTCCCCGCCACGAAATTGGGCGCGCCGAGCACGCGGCTGATGTAGACCTCCACCGTATCGGGATCGACCCAGCGCGAGCGGATGATGCCGAGCGCCGTCGTCTCGACACCGATCAGGGTCGACCCGGTGTTCGCGTCGAGCGAAACCGTCACCTGCGGCCGCTCGGAGAAGCCCTTCATCATGTTCCAGGTGAACACCAGGGAGCCCGCCGAGTTGAACTCGAACACGGCATTGCGGTGCCAGCAGTTCAGCGAGCCGGGCGTGCGCGTGTAGCTCTGGTACGAGCTGTTCGAGCCGGTCTCGTAGTCCCGCTCCCACGCCGACCACTGGCCGCCCTGCAGCGTCCGCCGCCACGGCGACGAGTTGGTCGTTTCGAGCGGGTAGTAGGTCTGATGGATGAAGGAGAAGCCGCGCACGGTCTGGCAGATCCCGCGCCCGGCGCCCGGCGGAACCCCCACCGTCGCGGCGTTCGCGGCCGAGACCAGCTGCCAGCCGGTCGGGATGTTCACGTCGTCGAGCGCCCCCGCGGTGCCCTTCTCCGGCACGGTCGAGCCGAGGCCGAAGGCGCCGACCGCCATCAGAGCGCCCGGCGTCTCGTCGGTGGCCGAGGCCTGCTTCGTGATCCCGAGCGCCGCGCGCGCGACGGAGGGGTCGAGCAGGTCGGTGAGGTTGTTCGCCGCGAGCAGCGCGCCCGGGTTGTCGGCCAGCGTCTCGCGCGTCGTCGAGTTGATCCGGTCCGCGTCGTAGACGATGGCGCCGTTCTGGTCCTTCACGACCATCCGGTAGGGGCCGGACAGGAACACCTCGCAGGAGCCGGCCGCGTCGAGTGTGGCCGGGTTCGGCCCGACGACGGTCCCGGCCTGGTCCGCGTAGACGGTGCGGAGCGTGGTGGTCTGCGCGGCGTAGAACGTGACGGTCCCGAAGCTGACCGGGCGGCCGGTCGCCGGGTTGAGCGCGACGAATCGCGGGGAGCTCAGGCGGGGAAGATTGAGATCAGCCACGGCCGGGGGCGGTGCTCCACTCGGGAGGCGCGCATCGCGCTTTCACCGGCTTTGGCGGGCCGTTGCCGAATTTATACCCGTTCGCAGCCCGCGCGGCAAGCTTGCAAGGCGGGCGGGTCCGGCCGCATAATGTCCGGCATGCGCGCAGCCATCCCCCTCGTCATCGTCGGAAACATCGGCTTCATGCTCGTGCTCGCGCGCGGGCTGAAAGGCCTCCTCGCGGATTACGGCTATGTCGGGATGGCCCTCGGCACCGTCGCGGTCATCGTCGGCTGTTTCAGCCTCGCCATGCTCGCGGACAGCCGGGTGAAGGACATGCGCGAGATGCTCGACCGGATCGAGCGCAAGCACCGCGTCAACCTCTGGGACGAGCGCGCCCGCCTCAATCGGTGACGGCGAGCTCGTTCCGGCCCGTGACCCAGGCGCCGGTCCCGAGCGCCTCCACCACCGCCCCCGCGATCTTCGCCGCCTCGGCGCTCTTGACCGGCTGGCCCTGCAGCAGCTTGTCGATGCCGTCGATCGCGATCCGCGCGCGCTGGCCCTTGACCTGCGTCAAGGCGCGCGCGAGGTCGCGGAAAACCGCGCTCTGGCGCGCCGCCTGCGCCTCCGGGGTCTGCCCGGTCATCAGCTGCGCCAGCCGCTTCACCGCCTCCAGCGGCCGCCCCTGCAGCAGCGTCCCGACCGCGCCGGGCGCCGTGCTGTCCTTGATCGATTCCTGCACCGACTGCCGCACCGCGGTATCGCTGTTCCGCGAGAGGTTCGCGCCGAGCTCGAACGCCGTCGATGCCGCGTCGAGCCGGGCCGCGAGGTGATCGGCCTCGGTCTTGCCGAGGATGAGCGCCAGCTTCTCCCGGGCCGCGCGCGACGAGAGATCCTTCACCGCCTTGATCGCCTCGCCGTTCTCGGTGCCGGGCTGGCTCATGATTCGGCGGACGTTGCCGAGCGCGTCGTCGATGCTCTGGCGGACCGACTGCTTCATGGTCTCGCGCTCGATCCTCGGCGCGCCATGGAGGGCTTCCTCGACGTCCTGCCAGCGCGTGCTTGGCCGCAGCACCATCGCGCCGAAGTCGCCGGCCTCCTTGATGCCGATCTCGGTCCCGGCCGCGTCGAGCGCCTTCGCATATTCCGGGTTCGCCTCGCGCACCGCCGCGCGGATCCTGCCCGCGAGCTTGCCGAAGATGCGGCCCTCGTTCGTGTTCCCGCCGAGCGCGCCCTTGCCGTCTCCCTTCTTCGCCACGTCGTTGAGCGCCCGGGTGATGTAGTCGAGTTCGATGGTGCTCGGCAGTTCGGAGAGCGTCGTTTCCTCCCGGAAGGCCGGGCCACCCCATGCGCCGGGCAGGTTGTCCGGCGTTCCGCCATAGGGGCCGGGCAGGTTCCCGCGGTTCCCGACCACGGCCGGCAGGTTGCCCGGGTTGCCGCCGGCGCGCGCCGCCACGGGCGCGGCGTCATCCACCGGCACGCGCGAGATCTTCGCCAGGATCTGCTTCTTGATGTCGTCGGGAATGTCCGGGTCCATCTCGATCAGGCCCCACGCCTTCCTGAGGTAGCTGCCCGGGACGCGGCTCATCAGCGCCTCGATCTTCTGGCCGGCGCCGGTCGTGTAGTCGATCGGCGTCCGGTACGCCGTGTCATAGAGCGCCTGCAGGTCAGCCTTCGGGCGCGGGAGTGTCGTGGCCGGAAACGCCTGGTCGAGCGCCGAGCGCACATCCGAGGCGCCCTGCGCCATGCGCCGGTCGATGGCGGTCTGCATGATCCGCGTGGCGTCGCCCCCGGACGCCGCGACGGCCTTCCCCATGGCCTGCGTCGCCGGTCCGGCCTCGACGAGCATCGCATCTTCGCCGCCGCGCGCGAGCCGCCGGATGGCCGCCTGCGGGTTCTCCGATGCGAGGCCCGCCTTGACCGCCTTCGCCGCGTCGTCGGAGATGCCGAGGATCTCCGCGATTCCCTTGACGTCGGTCCCCTTGAGCCGCTCGATCAGCGCCGCGCCGCCCTTGGCGAGCAGCGGGCCGGCCGCGCCGAGAGCCCCGCCGAGCGCGCCACCCACGGCCCCGCCGCGCATCGCCGTCTCGCCGCGCGTGTCGCCCTCGCCCGCGCCATAGCCGGAGACCGCGCCCTCGACCGCGCCGCCGACCGCGCCCGCGATGCCGCCCGCCGCCATGAGCGCGCCCGTGCCGCCGCCGAGCGCCGTTGCGACGCCGCCAGCGGCGGGGAGGGCCGCCGGGATGGCCGCCGCCGCGCCCACGAGACCGCCCCCCAGCCGCAGCCCCGCGCTCTGTACCGGGTGCTCGCGGTCCATCGCCGCCTGCACGTCGCGGACGTGCTGCTTCCGGTCCTCGCCGCCGATCGCGCCCACGGCCTCGTCCAGATACTCCCCGACGAAGGGGAAGCCCTGCACGAACTTCGCCGCCCGTGCCATGACCGGCTCCTGGCCGATCAGGTTCTGGTCCGCGCTGCTCTGGATGCCCGCCAGCGCCTGCGCGTTCGCGTCGCTCGGGCTGGGCGAGCGCAGGCCGGCCGCGCGCATCCGCTCACCACCCGGCGCCGAGGATCGGCCGAGCGCCTGATCGGCAACCTGCCGGATCGTCTCGGCGCTGGTGCCGGCCGGGAAGGTGATCGTGGCCCCGTTCGGCAGGGAAACGGTGATGTCGCCCATTACATGCGGTCCAGCGAGCCGGTTTCCGGGTTGTAGCGGTAGGCGCCGGGGTCGAGCGGCGCGGCCCCTCCGCCCGCGTCTGGCGCGCCCTGCGCCGGCCCGGTCGGCGCCAGCGGGTTCTCGACCTGCATCATCGCCGCGCGGCCCTCGGAGGGCGTCATCTCGCGGTTGGCGACGGCGTTCGCGATCGCCACCATCCGGGCATCATACTGGTTGATCTTCCGCATGGTCGCGATGATCTGCTGGTTCCCGCCGGGCTGGTTGATGATGCGCGGGATGCTCGCCTTGAACAGCGCCAGATCGGCGTCGGACATGGTGCCGGAGCCCGGCGCGCGCTGGCCCGGCACCATCTGGTTGATCAGCGCCTGCGCGGCCTGGATGTCGGAGAGCCCATCGGTCGGGATGCCCCACTCGCCCGCCATCTGCTTGAGCGCCGCGCCGCCGCCGGTCGGAACGTTCGCCAGCGTCTGCTCCAGAATGTCGATCTGTCGCCCGGTCCGCATGACCGCGGGGGCGCTCTCCATGATCGCGGCGATGTTCGTCCCGGCGCCCTCGTCGAGCTTCTTGTAGAAGGCCCCGGTCCCGCTCGGGTCCTCGCCCGTGTTCACGTTGATGTTCGTCGGCTGGTTCTTCTGGTTCAGGTAGCCCATGAAGCCCGGGTCGGACAGGCCAGCCTGGTAGTTCTGCATGTCCGCGGTCGGCTTCGGCGCCTCGGCCGGCGTGAACGTCTTGAGCAGTTCCCCGAGCATGGACTTCTGCGCCTCGGTCAGGTTCGGGTCCGCCGCCATCGCCATCAGCTGCGCGACGCGCGGGTTACTCATCGGATCGCCCGCGCCGGCCTGCGCGTCCCGCGCGCCCATGGCGAGGTAGTCGGAGAGCCGCGTCCCGTTCGCGTCGGCCGGATCGTACTGCCCGCCCGACTGGAGGAACTGCGCGAGGCCGCCCTGGCCGCCGAGGTGCGCGACGTTGATCAGGCCCTGTTCCGTCACCGGCACGCCGCCGATCTCCTGCCCGATGAAGCGGTCGAAGCCCCGGTCGCGGATGCCGCGCTTGATGTCGTCGACGTGCCACTGCTCGACGCGCTGCTGGGCGTCGGGCGAGGCCGTGAACTGCTCCGGCGTCATGTCCGCCGGGATCACGCCCGCGCGCTTGGCGTCCTCGAGGCGCCCGATGCTGAACTGCCCCCGGCCGAAGTGCCCGACGCCGCCCGAGCCCGGGACGTTGTTCCGCGCCGAGAAGCTTCCGCCGCTCTCGCTGCCGGCGAGCCCCGCCCCGAGCGGGCTCTGGCTGTCCACCGCGCCGATGATGCGCGGGTCGAGCCCCTTCGGGTTCGCGCTCGGCTGGATGGCACCCTGCGCGCCGCGCGGGTCGACCTGCTGCGGCGCGAAGGCCTCGCGCATCGCCGCCTGCGCCTGATCTGAGCGGCCCTGCGACAGGATGCTGTCGGTGTCCATCGCGCGGGCGAGCATGAAGTCGACGGTGCGCGGGTCGAACTGCTCCGGCAGCTTGTCGCCGCCGTCCAGGTTCTCGCGCGCCATCGCATAGCGCGCCGCCGCCTCGCCCTGATCGCCAGCCGCCTTGACCCACGCCATGGCCTTGCCGACCATCTCCGTCTGCTGGCGCATCTGCTCGACCTCGGCGTCGCGGCCCGCCTTCATGCGCGCGTCGCGGAACTCGGCCAGCGCCGCCGCTTCCTTCGGGTCCATCGTCGCCAGCGTCGCCAGCGATCCCGCGTCGCCCGACCACGCACCGGCCCGGGCCCCGCGCAACCGCTGCTCGTCCGCCAGCGCGCGGGAGCGGTCCTGCTGCGCCAGAGCCCGGTCCTGCTGCTTCCACTCCCGCTCCTGCGCGGCGTTCGCGGCGTCGATCTGCGCCTGCTGCAGCTGGTTGCCGTAGATCTGCTGCCGGAGCCGGGCGGTCTCGGCGTTGTCGATGCCCTCGTAGACCTGTGCGAGGTTGAACATTTCAGCCGGCTCCGTTCCACCAGTTCGAGATCGTGTTACCGATGTTGCCCGTCGAGTACGGGCTACCCGCCCCGCCGCCCTGCGATTCCGGCCGGGCCGACCACGCGGCCCAGTTCCCGGCGGCCCCATCGATCGTGCCGCCGATGTTGCCCCAGGCGTCGGCCGTCGCCTTGCCGGTGAGCAGCGCCGCATTGGCCTGCGCGTCGCCCTGCCGGCCATAGGCATTCGCGATCACGCTGGCGCCGTTCTGGATGGCCCCGTTCGCCGCGTTCGCGACGTTGAGCGCGCCCTGCGCCCGCGCGGCGCCCACGTCGCCGGCCCGCTGCGCCTTCACGTCCCCGCGATAGGTCGCCGCCGTCGAGAGCAGGTTGCCGCGCGTCGTCGCCTGCGTCGCCCGCGCCTGCCCGATCTGCGCCGCCGTGGTCGCGTTGTAGCCGGCGCGCTCCATTCGCCCGGCCGCGTGCGCGTCCCCGATGGCCGTCGTCTCGCCCGCGATCCGGTCGCCGTAGCCCGCGCGGATGGCGTTCGTGTCCCCCGCCGCCTGCTGGCCCCGATCCGCCACCGTCATCAGGTTGTTGAACTGGTTCTGCCGGTCGCTCTGCTCGCGCTGGTAGGCCGCCGCGTATTCCGTGCTCGCGAGGCCGGAGTTGAAATCGGTGAGCGCGGCCAGCTGCTGGCCGCTGAGGCTCGACCCGCGCGCCGCCGCCGAGCGTTCCAGCGCCTGCGCGCCCTGCTCCTTGCGGAACTCGTAGGAGGGATCGGCCTTGAAGTTCCAGCCGTCCATCGAGAAGTCGCCGCCCTTGAGCCCGGACGATACCGACTTGATCGCCTTCGCCCCAGCGTCGCGCCACGGCGCGAGCTCGGCCGTGCTCTGGTCCAGCATCTGCTGGAACATGTCGCGGTTCTTGCCGGCCGCGTAGACCTTCGACCCCTCGGCCTTCTTCGACCCGAAGACCATCGAATCGCGGGCATCCTTCGCCGCGCCCACCGTGGCCTCGGCGGCCTTGTAGTTGCCGCGCAGGAGCGCGTCTTCCGAGGCCAGCGACGCCTTCAGCCGCGAGCGCGCGCCGGTCTTGGCCGCCTTCGTGAGCGCGTTGGTCGCCTTGGTGTTGTACCGCTTCGCGTAGTCGATCGACCGCTCGGTCGCCTTGTCCTGCGCCTCGATCGTGCGGTCGGTGGCGTAGACCTGCGCCGACGCGGCGTCCTTGCCGGCGTTCTCGGTGGCCTTCGCCTGCCGGTTGCCGACGATGACGTTTCCGATGGTCGAGACCGCGGTTGCGACAAATGCCATCAGTCGGCCCCCTCTGCCGTCAGAAGCGCCAGTTCCGCCCGCTCGCGCTGCGAGAGCCAGGCGTCGGTGCGGTCGGTGTAGCGGTCCTCCAGCACCTCGACGTCGGTCTCGTCGTCGGGGTTCGGCAGGATGTTCATCCAGACGGTTTCCTCGAGCACCAGCGCGATCTTCCGGCCTGGCGGCGAGACGAACCGGAACGGCGCGGCGATCTCGCGGCGCACGCCGTCGCCGTCCACGACCGCGATCCTGCCCTTGAGCATGATGTTGAGCGTCGGCCCCCGGTGCGCATGGCCGATCACCAGCGCGCCGGCCGGCATCGTGATCTCGCGCAGGTAGAGGCCCGGCGGGAAATCGTGCGTGGTCGGGATCTCGACCTGCGGCATCTCGAGCAGCGCCGCCTCGGCCGCGTCGAGATCGGCGGCGAGGGTCGCGAGGTCGTTCATGGCTCCCACCCTTCCGGCAGCGCGCCGCTGTCGATCAGCGCCGCCACCAGCGCCGCGAGATAATCCGCGGTCGCGACCTCCGCCTCCGCCTGCCGGCGCATCCAGGCGAGCATCGTCGGGCTCGGCGTGCCGTCCTTGCGGGCGATCACCTCGACGGGTCCGGGCGTGCGGGGCTTTGCCATCGTCACATCTCCAGGTGCATCTGCGCGAGGATCGCGCGGCGGAACGGGTCGGAGATCGTGAAGCGGAAGCGCCAGTCGCGCCGCGCCCCGAGCTTGCGCCAGATCACCCGGCGGACGTAATCGCCCGTCTTGCCGATGCTCATCGGGCGGCGCGTGCTCCAGGCCTTGCCGCCGTCGCCGCTCACCTCCATCACCACCTCGTATTCCGCGCCGAGCGGCGAAAGGCCGGTGTCCATCTCGATCTGCACCGAGCCGATCGCCACATAGGCTCGCTGCCCGTGGATCGGCATCGAGACCACCTGCGCGATCAGCGGTTCGCCCGCGTCCTCGAACAGGTCCAGCGACTGTTCGAGGATCCGCCCGTCATCGGCCCCGACGAAGTGCTTGCCCCACGCCTCGGCATGACAGCGGCCGATCGCGCAGCCGCGCGAGTAGTTCGCGCGCTGGTGCCAGAAGCCGGTCGCGAGGTCATAGGCGAGCGTGAGGTTGCCGACGGTCAGGACGTAGAAGGTATGCCCCTCGTCGGTGTAGCAGTAGGCCCGCGCGCTCGCCCAATCGGCCTTCCGCTCCTTCAGAACGGCCTCGACCTGATCGTCGCTCACGCGCGACGGGCTCATCCCCTGCGCCATCCAGACCGTGCCCCCGGCGGTGAGCCAGAAGACGATGCCGTCGGTCTGCGCGGCGGCGGCGGCCGTGGCGCAGCCCTGCTCGATCGTGCTCCCGGGCACCCGCGCGAAGGGTGAGCCCACCGGGTTCGCGGCGTTGTACCAGATCTCGGTCGTCGTCTCCCCGAAGATGAACAGGGAATCCCCGGCCGCGAGCACGCCGACAGCATCGTCGGGCGATTTCTCGGCCTCCCCGAAGTCGAGCCCGCTGAATGTGCGCGAGCGGATGCCGGAGTTGAACACCTGCCCGGTGTCCGAGCGGTTCAGGATCAGGTAGCCGTCGAGACAGGTCACGCTGTCGGCGGCGTAGAAGGCCGTGGCGGTCGGGTAGACCGGATCGAGCCCGGCCGCGCTGATCCAGATCGCCCGGGCGCGCGAGCCATCGACGGCGATGAAGTCGATGCCGTTGGTCGCAATGCTGACCGGCTCTTGCATCACCCAGGAGCCGAGCCGCGTCACCGTGCCGGCGCTGCTGACCATGTAGACGGCATGCTCGCCCACGACGACGAGGCGGTCGTCCTTGTTCGAGTAGGCCATGGCGAGGATCTTGCCCTCGACCGTCTCGACGCCGGCATCGTTCGAGTATCGCAGCGTCGCGAAGTCCTTCGCGCCCGGAGCGCCGACGAGCACGATGTCGGCCTTCGCCCCGACCGGCGCGGACTGCGCGAAGAAGTTCACGAGGGAGCCCCCGCTCGCGATCGAGATCCGGCCGCGCGCGAAGTTGACGGCGAGGGGAACCGGCGTCGCCATCAGGGGCCGGTCCGGATGTCGTAGCCCCGGCGCCGGCCGGTCAGCACCGGGTCGAGCACCAGGTCGCGCGGCTGGGTGTTGTTGATCTTGATCAGCGCCTTCGCCCGCTCGGCCTGCGCCGCGATGATCGGGTCGAGCACCAGGCCCGCATACTCGGGCGCAAGATGCACCGCGAGGTTGTAGACGATGGCCGCGAGGTAGCCCGGCGGGAAGTCGATAGAGGTCTGGATGCCGGTCATCGTGAAGCCGCTCGGGGAGAGCTTCTCCGGCGCCGCGGTTTCGCTGTAGGCCCGGTCGAAGTTGTCGAGCGCCGCCGCGTCGAACGGCTTCCGGCTTGTCACCAGAACGGCCGGCTCCAGCGGATAGGCGTTGAGTTCGACGAGGTAGAAAAGGCTGTCCTGCGAGCCCACCCACGCCGTCGGACAGCCTTCCTCGACCGTCGGCTGGTCGCGCAGCGCATTCGCGGAAAGCTGGGGGATGAAGCGCGTCCGGTCGTCGTCGGAGAGCATGCGGATCTGCTCGACCCGCGTCGGGCGCGACGTGTCCCAATCGCCTCCCGTGCCCATGGAATAGAACGCCTGCCCGGCGGTGAGGTCGAACCGCTCCGTGACGGTGAACGGGACCAGCAGCGCCTCGAGGCTCCAGGTGTCGAGCATCATCCGCAGGGCCGAAAGCGCCTCGGCGTGCTCGTCGGCGCTGGCCTGCTCGCCAATCCCGACGATGCCGAGCTTCCGGAGGCTCTGGTCGATGATGCTCTTGACGCTCGTCGCCACGCGGGCCTCCGGTTATGAGATGCGGCCGGCCCCGGAGGCCGACCGCGAGAGGGCCGAGGCCCCGGGGTGGAAACCCTTACGAGGACGCGCCGAGAATGCGCCGGGTGAGCTCGGGATAGAGGTTCTTTACCCCCCACAGCACATCGATGCGGTAGACCTCGCGGTAGTTCGTGATGTCGTACTGCGCGGTCATGGCCAGCGAGAGGCCGCTCTCCTCGTCGCGGACGCGCTGCTTGACCGGCGCCGACTGCGGCAGGGCGAGATCGACGATCGCCACCGAAACCGCGTCCTTGTGGATCAGGAAGTTCTGGCGGTAGGTCGAGCCACCGGTGCCCACGACAGTGATCGTCGCGCCGTCGCCCGGCGCCGCGCTCACGTTCTGGTAGGCGGCGAGGCTGACGGTGTTCCCCTCGGCGTCGACGTCGGTCAGCGTGCCGTCGTTGATCGCGGGCGAGATCGGGATGGTGGCCGGGCCGGTGGAGGCGCCGGAGTTCACATCCGCGGTCACGACGAACTGCTGCAGCTGCCCGGTCGACTGGTAGGTCTGCGGGTTGATCGAGTAGACGCCATCGATCGTGATCACGTCGCCGGCCTTCAGGATGCCGGTGATCGAGTTCGTCCAGCCGTCGGTCGCCAGCGAGGCGCCGGTCTGGCCCGCGCCGTTGGTCACGGGCGAGCCCGAGGCGGTGCCGACGGTGTGCGTCGGGATCTGCGCCGTCTCGAACAGCTTGTAGTTCGCCACCTGGCCGAGATAGGCCCGCTCGATCGCCTTGGTGACGAGCGTGTCGGCGGAAACCTGCGTCAGCGCCTTACGGTGCGCGGCGGCGTCGAGCGTGTTCAGGACGATGTTCGTCATCCCGTCGTCGGGGTGGCCGGTCAGCGTCTGGAAGGCGCGCGCGTCGATGATCTCGTTGTAGGTCGTGCCGTTGCCGGGCGTGCCGTTCGTGAAGAACGTCGACTTGGCGAGTTCCTGGTAGATCGAGAGGTCGACGGTGTGCGCGATCTGGACGATGCCGGACTTCAGGTAGCGTTCGGAGAACTCCTGAATCGCCAGAGTGCGGTCGTTCACGGTGAATTCGAGGCCGAAATGCTGCTGCCGGTCGACCTTCATCGCGACGGTCTGATCAACCATCGGCTGCTTGACCAGCACGCGGCCCGACGCGGACTTGGCGCGGTACGGCTTCTCCACGCTGATCGTGTCGCCCAGCTTCTTGTCGAAGTACCGCTCCTTCGAGCGGTTCACCAGCTGCAGGCCGACGAGTTCGTTCTTCAGGAGGCGGAGGGCTTCCTTCGCGATGACGTCATCGGTCAGGAGGATGTTGTTGTTGCCGTTCAGGTTGGGCATTGCGGAGTTCCACGGGATCGGGAAAGCGCGCTCGCGCGTTACCGGCCGTTCGGGCGCCGTGGCCCGCCGCGCTTGCAACCGAGCGCGGCCCCGTGGAAGTCCGAGGGCGAAACGGGCGCCCTCGTGCTCAGGAATATAGCAGGATCAGGCGGCTGCGATCAAGCGTTGAGGCTGACGGCCACCCTCACCACATCGACAGCCCGCGCCGCTTGTCCTCGGCGTTCCGGCGGGCCTCGAAATCGGCGTAGCTGGCCTTGTCGAGCGGCACCTCGCCGGTTCCGGTCCCGCGCACCGGGTCGATCGGCGCGGGCGCGCTGCTCTGGCGCTTGACGAACTTCCCGCTGGCGTCGCGCTCGGGCTCGGCCTTCGCCTCGGGCTCCGGCTCGGCCTTCTTCGGCTTCGGCGCCTCGGCCGCGAGAGCCCGGAGAGCGCGGCGGCGCGCGCGGGGCGGCATGTTCGCCACGTCCTCGCGGTCCTCCGGCGTGAGGTCGAGCCAGGCGCGCATGGCGGCCGGCGCGGCCTCGTCGAGATCCGCCATGGCCATGACCATCTGTTCGCCCAGGAACGCCTCCTCGGCCGGGATCTCGGCCAGCCGCTGCCAGAGCTTGCCATCGACCGAATCCGCCGCCTCGCGCAGATCCGCGATGGCCTCGGCCAGATCCGCGTTCGGCCGTGCCGAAAGCTTCCGCTCGCCCTCGTCCATCGCCTTCTTCGCCGCCTGGTACTCCGCGACCGTCTCGAAATCGTTCGGGTCGAGCCCGCCGTTGCGCTGGCGCCGGAGCTGCTCGATCATCCCCTTCGCGGTCTCGTACTTCTCCGCGAACTCGTCGCGCTCGCGGGCCGCGTCGCTCACCTTGCGCTTCTCGCGCGCGAGGCGCTTGCGAACCCACTCCGGGAGGCGCCCTTCCTCGTCGTCGGCCTTGGCGCCGTCGTCTCCCTTTGCCTCGGCTTCGCCGCCTTCCGCCGCTTCGGCCGCCGGCTTCTCGGCCTCGGGCGCCTCGGCCGGCTGCTGCTGATCGGGAAGGCTCCCGTCCTCGACCACGAAGCCGGCGGTCTCATCCTGCTGTTCCTGCTCGTTGCTCATGCTGGTATCTGTCCTGTGAGGGGTGGTGGTGCGGCCCGAAGGCCGCGCCAGAGGCTCAGGCGGCCGCGAGACGCTCGCGGAGCAGGTAGCCCTCGAACGCCCAGATCTTGTTCCGGGCGTTGTCGCGCGCGATCTTCCGGCCGATCTCCTCGTCGAAGTTCTCCGGCGACGCGGCCGCGCTCTCGCCCGTGACGATGAACCCGTTGCGCAAGGTCAGCGCGCAGACGGTCAAGGTCGTGCCAGGGAAGACATGGTACTGCTCGCCCGCGATCGCGGCATCGATCATCGCGGGGTTGAGGCGCGGGGCGTTGAGGCCCTTCGCCTGAATCTCGGCTTCGATCTTGGCTTCATCATCGGACATGGTGCGTTCCTCTTTGCTGGGGGTGGTCACTGCGCGGGCGGGGCCATCATCGGCCCGGCCGGGGGTCGCGGGGGCTGCGGCGCGCCCATCTCGGGCGGCTGCTCGATCGGCGCCGGGGGCATCGGCGCGGGCGCTCCGGGGGCGAAGCCGAGCGCGGCGAGCTTCGCCATGGCCTCGGCGGCCTTGGCCCGGGCCTCGAGCTTGTCCGCCTCGGCCTTCTCCATCTCGGCCTCGGCCTTGGCCTGCTCGACCCGCGCGCGCATCTGCATCGCCTGCTCGGCCATGGCCGCCTGCTGCTGCTCGGGCGAGGGCTGCGGCTGGCCGTCCGGGCCCGGCTGCTGCCCGGCCTTGGCCTCCTGCTCGATCTCGGCGCGCTCTTCCGGGCTGAGAAGCTTCGGGTCCATCATCCGGCGCATGCGGGCCGCGATCTGCGACGCCTGCGGCCAGTCCATGTTCTCGACCATCTTGTCACCGATGACCGGGAGCAGATCCGGCGCGGTCTGGCTGATCTGCATCATCCCGTCCGCCGCCGCCTCGCGCTGGGTCGCGAAGTTCGGGCCGGCCTTCACGCTCACGTCGAATTCGCCCTTGCCGAGCGCCTGCGAGACCGCGGGGAGGCCATCCGGGCCGGCGATCTGCTGGTTGACCGCGAGCCACACGCCCTTGCCGTCCTCGCCCAGCAGGCGCAGGACGCGCTCGGTGTCGTAGATGCGCGGGATCGCGTCGACGAGCAGCAGCCCGACGCGGCGGATCGCGCGGCCGAGGTTGTCGGGATAGGTGAAGTTCGTGGTCGAGCTCTGAACCTTCCGCGAGTTGATCGCCCGGCCGCTCGTCTCGTTCGAGGCCGCGCCGATGCTGCTGTCGTAGATGCCCGTGGCCGACTTGACGTTGTCGGTCATGATCGCGGCCATCTGGATTTCCGCGGTCGGGATCGCCGGGCCGTGGTCGCGCGTCGGGATCTGCGCGCCGTTGTAGCGCAGGAACGCGCGCTGGCCGCTGTTCGCCTCCTGCCACTCGTGCTCGTAGCCCTCGAACGCCTCGGCCGGCCCGACCCACGGCGCGTTCGAGGCGCGGCCCATGCGCTCGGTCGCCTTCGAATGCCAGTAGTTTTTCATCCGCTGCGGATCCTTGGCGAAGCGGATCAGGCTCGAATAGATCGTCTCGCCGTTGCGGCGGTCGCGCGCGCGGCCGAGCACCGGCACGATGGGGATCGAGCAGAACGGCAGCTCCAGACCCTTCACCCCGCCCTCGAGGATCGTGTGGCCCGTCACCTTGCGCCAAAGCACCTTCCAGGTGACGATCTTGCGCGCGCGGTCGACCCGCACCGGGCCTTCCTGCGTCGGCGGCGCGCCGATCAGCGCCCCGTCCGGCGCGAGCAGATCCTTGAGTTCGTCGCGGTAGAACAGCCGGCCATCGGTGAGCAGCAGGAGTTCCTGCTCGACCGCGACGCGCTCCATGTATTCCGCCACGCGCACGCGGCCGTCCTTCGCCCAGAACAGGCGCTGATCCTCGGGCAGGCCCGCGAACAGGTCGCCCGGCGCGGCGTCGGGATAGCGGCGCTCGAACTCGCGGCGCGGCATGTCCTCGGCCACCAGCGCATAGGGCATGTCCGAGCCGTCGAGTTCCTCGAACGGGCCGGTGAGCACCGACCAGCGGTTGCGAACGCTGGCGATCACCAGCTCCTGGTCGAAGTCCTTCCCGTTGGCATAGCGCGTGTAGACCCGGAGCCAGCCGAACCCGCCGTCGACCGCGTGGTTGAAAGCACGATCATAATGGGCCTCGGCGCCGCTGTTCGCTTCGATCGCGCGCACGATGCCCTCGTAGGCCTCGGCCTGCGACATTTCGACCTCGCGGCCGCTGTCCGTCGTCGCCTTGAGCTTTGCCCCCGAGCCCGCGAGATCCGTCGGCTTGACCGCGATGGCCGGGCGGCTCTGGCGGTTCTCGCCCACCACCTGCTCGACGAGCGTGTGCATGGTCGAGAGCGTGAGCCGGACGTTGTTCTCCGGCGCGCCGTCCGGCCACTGGTTCAGCCCCTCGACGAAATCGACGTCATCCTCGGCCAGGTCGAAATTGACGTCCCAGAGACCTTGCGCCTCGACCGACCGCTCGCGGATCAGCTGGAGCAGTTCCGCCTCGTCCCGCTTCTCGTCGGGCAGCGGCTTGCCCCTCATCGACAGCGCGTCCTTGTGGTCCGGCCGCTCGTAGCCCTGTTCCATGCTCGGTTCCCTCACCAGAATCTCCACCAGCGGCGCCGTCGCTCCGCCTCCCAATCGATCAGCCCGCGCGGCCACCCCGCGTTGATCGCCTCGTATTCGGTCATCGGTTCATCCATTCGTGTTGCCCGGCCGGGGCGCGGGGGGCGTTGACCGGCGGCGGGCTCGCTACCGGGCGGATCAGGTTCGGGAACAGCGCGGTGAGCGCCCACACCAGAGCGTCGAGCCGGTCGGGCGAGCGGTCCCCGAGGTAGCCTTGCGCGGTCATCAGCACCATCTGGTCCTCGAGGTCCGGGAAGGCGCCGACGTGGCTCACCCGGCCTTGCTCGTAGAGCGCCGAGATCGGCTCGGCCCGGACGTGCTTGCCGCGCGTCGCCCGCACCTCGAGGATGCGCGCGGTCGGCCGGACGCTGCGGATGGTCTGCGCCACCATCTCGCCGCCCTGGTTCACCTCGACGACGAGCGCGTCGCCGCCGCGCAGGTCCAGCGTCGAGATGGCGCGCGAGGCCCAGCCCTGCGGCGTGGCGACGAGCGAGGCATCCTCGAGCACGTAGGCCCGGCCGTCCTCCCCGAGCGCGGCGCAGACGATGCCGGTCTCGTCGGCTTCCTCGCCGCTCGTCACCGCGGGATCGACCGCGACGACCACCCGCTTGAAGTCCGGCAGCGCATCCTCGCGCACGCGGCATCCGTCGAGCACGCGGCGCGTCCAGAGCGCGCCCGGCACGTCGTCGACCACCTCGCCGTCGAGTTCCTGCCGGCCGAGGCGCGTCCCGGCGTATCGGTCATGCACGGCCTGCCAGAACGAGGCCGCGAGGTTCGCCCGGTTCTCGCGCGTCCCACCGCGCGTCACGACGACATTCGGCTTGGCGAGCAGTTCCCGGATCAGCGGGACCGGGCGCGGCGTGGTGGTGATCATCAGGCGCGGCTTCGACCCGAGGCGCAGGCCGAACATGATCTGGTCGAACGTCTCCTGCATGTAGCGCCACTTCGCGAGCTCGTCGGCCAGCGCGAGGTCGTGCTGCGGCCCGCGAAGCTGCTCCGGGTCCTCGGCGCTGTAGAGCGTCGCCGTCGCCCCGGTGTGGAAGGTCACGCGGCGCTTGGACGGCTCGTAGAGCGGCTTCTGCGCGGGCGGATAGATCGAGAGCAGGCCCGACGCGCCCTCGACCAGCACGTCGCGCGCGTCGGCCGCCGTGTCGGCCACGATGGCGATGCGGCTTGCCCGCTTGGCGTCCACCTCGGCGCGCACCCATTCGGCGCCGGCGCGGGTCTTGCCGAAGCCGCGACCGGCGAGCACCAGCCATATGTCCCAATCGCCCGGCGGCGGAAGCTGGCTCGGCCGCGACCAGAATTCCCAATCCCAGCGCAGCCGCGCGGCCTTCTCGTCCCCGAGCCGTGCAAGGGCTTCCTCGCGCATGTCCGGCGGCATCGCGGCGAGGCGTTCAGCGAGGGACGGCTCGAAGGTCAAGCTTCCCCCTCCTTCGGCAGGTTCGAGGCCATGCCGGTGAGAATGCCGCGCAGCTCTGCGGCGTCGGCGGAAACCTGAACCGGACCTTTGTCCGGGCCGGAGATCTCCTGCCGATCGGCAAGGCCGAGATCGCGGGCGATGATGCTGGGGACGAGGAGGCCGGCGGAGGCGCCCTCGAACTTCTGGCGCCGGATCACGGCCTCGGCTCGCGTGATGACCCCCGACAAATCCGGGCGCGTGGACCGCCAGTCGCGCCATGTCTGTTCCCCGATGTCGAGAAACATGCACAGGCCCGCGAGCGTCATGGCGCGCATCTTCGGCAAGTCCTCGACGGTAACCGCCCCCTCGTAGGCGAAGGCTTTCGCCTCGTAGAGCGGGTTCTCCGCGTTCCAGGAGAAGTACTCGCAGCAGGCCCTCCACAGTTCGTCAGGGCCAGAGAATTTCGGGTTCGGTCCGCAGGAACTGCGCGCCTCCCAGAACCGGTTGCCCGGGAGGAACCTGCCCGCATCGTCGCGCCAATCGCTCACGCCGACCTCATCATTTCCCGCCGCTGCGCCCGCTTCGCGCGGATCAGAGCGGCCACCCAATCCGGCCCGCCGCGATCGATCACGACGGCCTCCGCGACGGCGATCTGCTCGAGCGGGAGCCCGTGATGCATCGACCAGCGCACGCGGATGATCGACGGCGGCCCGATCTCGCGCGTCACGTCGAGTTCGACCGGCTCGTGACCGGACGCCTCGAGGCGGATGATCAGGATTCGCCGGAACACCTGGATGTTGATGCTGGGCTCGCGGGTCACAGCATCATCCCCGCGCCGATGAGCGCGACGCCGGCCGCGCTGCCGAGCGCCGACCAGACGCCGAAATAGAACGTGTCCGGGTCCATCGTGAGCCAGCACCCCACGATTGCGAGCAGGTAGCTCGCCGCGAGGATCAGCATTCCCAGCGTCATGATCGTCATTCGTCCTGCCCTCCGATGTTGCTGCCGTCGTGCTCCCCCTCGCCCCGCGCCCGATCCATCTGCGCGCGGCGGCTCTCCCGCTCGTCCTCGCGGGCCCTCCGCGCCTTGCGGGCGTCGCGGACGAGATCGGGGCCTGATTTTTTCTCGCTCATGCGCATTTCCCCCTTGCATTGCGCAACGTGGTTGCGTATATTGAGGATATAGAGAGGGAGACACGACGATGACCATCTACACCAAGACCGACACGATGCGGCGCCGGGGCGACCTCCAGGTCGGGGACATCATCAACGAAGACGGCGTGATGACGGTCATCGAGAAGGTCGAGCTTCGCGGCAGTTCTGACGGCCGCAAGCCGGTGGGCTTCTACGCGGCGATCAACGGAGAAACCGACCCGCTGCCCGCTGATTTCGAGCACACGATCTACACCGTAGCCTGAGGGGGACTGGCGATGACCAAGCACCTGCACATCGACACCAACGGATACGCCGACAGCATTTGGTGGACTGACGAGGCTGGCGTGTCCCATCGCCCGCTCCACGAGACCCGGGAGAACGGGATGGTGAGCCGGATGCGGATCGCGAGCCACCGCCTGCCGTTCCGCCTCGAAGACCTCGACTGCAAGCGGACCCCCGAGGGGTCGTTCTACGCGATCACCCCGGAGCACGAGCAGGCTCTCGACGAAATCGTCGCCGCCAAGCTCGCGGCCGGCAACTCCTGAGGCCATGAGATGACGACGATCTACCAGACCCCGAACAACATCATCATCCGCTGGGGACGTGGCCGCGCGTCCGTCGTGATCGGCGCCCGCTACCGCTACACCGAGGTTGACCAGATCACGGTCAGAGCCCCGTCTGTCTACGACGCCGCCGCGCCAAACCGGGTCGGAGGCTCCGGAGCGTTCGGGCGCATCGCCCCAGCCGAGCGCATTGAGGCAGCGGTCGCGACGCTCCGCAAGGCGTTCGGCCCCCTGCCCACGCAGTGCAACCTGCCCGACGATGACCTCGACCGCCCGCTCGCAATCGAGACCGTGGCGGACAGCGCCGCCGAGGCCCGGAAATGAACCGCAGCACCGAAATGCGGCGCCTGACCGAGGCGGGGTGGCAAGCCATCCCGCGCGGCTACCTGCCACCCGATGCGCTACGGCGCGTCGAGCGGCTGATCGCGGAGTGCGCGGACGAGCGGGAGCGCATCCTGGCGGAGCCGAAGCGCCCAGGGAAGCAGAAGCGCGAGAGGTGACGAGATCGGGGCCAGTCTTACGGTCGTCGCTCATGCATCCCCCTCCCCGAACACCACCCCCGTAGCGCCACGGAGCGCAGCGCACAGGCCCATCTCGTCGCAGGGGTCTCCCACTACCGGAAAATCCGCGCTTGCCCGCTCCTGCTGCCCCTGCTCGGCCTGTGGCACCACGCAGAGCGCCCGGCGCTGGAACGGCACCCGGGCGGTGCTCGGCCAGCCTCGGGCGGCGCGCTCGGCTTCGGTCATCATGCGAACCTCCTCGCGGTTGCCTCGAGCGCCCGAATGCGCCTGGCCTGCTCCGGGTCGGGTGGCGCGGCCGCCGGGATTTCGTCGGTCCAGCGACGGTTCTTGAGCCAGTTCGCTGGCTGCGGGATGTAGGTTGGATCCTTGCCTTGCTGAGAGGCCGCGAAGCGCCTGGCCGCCGAGATCACCACCTCGGGGTCGGCGCCGCGCAGCGTGGCCGTGATGAACTCGGCCTCGGCTTTGACCATGTTCGCCTTGAGCGGGTAGGCCCCCCAGAACTCCGGGAACCTCGACTGCTCGCCTGACCTGTCCGGAACCTCGAACGGCTGCTCGGAAACCGGCTCGGAACTTCGCGCGGAAGATTTCTGGGAGAGGGGAATATTCTCTCTTTCTGGCTTCTGGCTTCTGGCTTCTGGCTTCTGGGTTTTATCCCCACCCTTATCCTGAGGGTTATCCGGAGGCGTATTTCCCTTTGAATTACAAAGGATTGGGTTGCCGCCGTTTTTGCCGTTTTTCCGCGCTTGAGCGGACTTCTTGTCGTCCCGGGTCATCCTTCGCGAGTAGATGGCGCCCGATCTGGTGCGGGAGAACACGCCGGCCGATTCCAGTTCGCCGAGCAAGTCGGGGATCTGGTCGGACGGGGCGCCTGCCAACACCGCAAGTTGCGCGTCTGTCGGTGAGATGCCGGAGATCAGAAGGTGGCCATACGGCGTGGCCTCATGCATGAGCGCCAGCATCTCCATCCAGAGACCACGGGCGGCCAGGCTGCACATCCTCAGGCGCGGGTCGGCCCGCCAGTCCGAGGGGTAGAACTTCATCCATGGCTGCGTCACGCTCCGATCCCCCGGACAAAGTTCGTGGCAGGATCGAACCTGACGACCACCGTCCCGGTGTCGCCGTTGCGCTGCTTGTCCACGATGATTTCCATCTTCCCGCGCACGGCATCGAGGGCGGCGTAGTGCGCCTGGATCTCGATGCTCTCCATGTCGTCGGTGCTCTTGCGCGCCAGGTAATGCTCGGCGCGGTAGCAGAACAGGATCACGTCCGCGTCCTGTTCCAGCTGCCCGCTCTCGCGCAGGTCGCTGGTCATCGGCCGGTGGTCGTCGCGGTTGTCGACGCCGCGGTTCAGCTGCGAGAGCGCCAGTACCGGGACGCCGAGCGTCAGCGCCATCGACTTGAGCGCGATCGAGATCTCGGTGACTTCCTCGAACCGGGTTTTCCGGCCGGCGCGCACCAGCTGCACGTAGTCGACGACGAGCAGGCCCAGCGGCGTGCCGCGCGAGGCGAACAGCTTCTGCATGCGCTTCGCGGAGCTGTAGATGCTCTCGAGGTCGCGGCACTGCGGCGGGGTGAAGCTGATCGGCAGCTCGCTGATGTCCTTCGCCGCGCCCCTGAAATCGTCGAACTCGCGATCCGAGACCGTGCCGCGCCTGACAGCCGAATAGGGCACCGGCCGGTTCTGCAGCGCGGTCGCCTCGGAGATCGCCCGGGAGGCGAGGCTGGCCGCGTCCATCTCGAGGCTGATGAACCCGACGCCGTGGCCGCAGGTGGCCGCGTGCGTGGCGATGGAGAGCGCGAGGCTCGACTTGCCCATGCCGGGCCGGCCGCCGAGCACGATGAGCTCGCCCGCGTGGAACCCGCCGAGCATCTCGTCGAGCCGCTCGACGCCGGTCGGGACGCCGGGCAGCGTCTCCCCGGTATGCGCGGCGCTGGCCGCGACCACGGCCAGCCCCGCCGCCTTCATGAAGGAGATGATCTCCGCGCCGCCCCGGCGCTCCTGCGACAGGCCGAACGCCTCGACCTGCCCGAGGATCGCGTCGGCGTCCGCGTCGGCGTCCCCGAGGCCCTCCAGCGCGTCGGAGAGCATGGCCGCGAGCCGACGCTTCTTCGCGAGGCCCGCGATCAGGCGCGCGTAGTCGGGCGCGGCGAAGATCGAGATCGCCGCCCCGGCGAGGCGCGCGAGATATTCCGGGCCGAGATCGGCCAGCCCCGCGTCGTCGGCCATCATCGCCCGGAGCGTCACCGCGTCGGCCAGCTGGTCCTTCGCGGCCCGCGCCTGGATGGCCGCGAAGATCCGGCCATGCACCGGGTCCGCGAAGTCCTCCGCAGTGATCAGCCCGGAGACGCGCGGCAGCACGTCGTTGTTCAAAAGGATCGAGCCGAGCAGGTTCTGCTCGGCGCCGATGTTCTCGAGCGGGCTATCGGCCATCGCGTTGCTCCCCGGCTTTTCTCATGAGGCGGGCGATAACGGCGCCGATCGGCTCGAACCCTTTCGCCCGGCGCTCCGGGTGCATCGGCGGCGGCGTGTCTTCCAGATCATCTTTCGCCATGGTCTTCTCCTTCGGGCGCCCAGACGCCCGCCTCGATCGCGGCTTCGCAGAGCTCGCGCTCGGTCGGGCCCATGTGGCTGCGCCAGTCGGACATGTCGGTTCCCGCGCAGATCAGCGGGTGGATCAGCGCGCGGGCGCGGGCCGCCGGGCGCGCCAGGGCGTAGTTGCGATCGCAGTCCGCGCGGATGGCAGCGAGGAGGCGGTCCATGGTCAGCCTCCCGTGGCGGGTTCGATGGAGACGACCGTCTGCGCGTACTCGCCCCAGAACTTCCGGCACCGCGTGTCCACCACCTGGGCGTCGTCGTGGTAGGCGATGCCGTTGAGCGCGTCCTCGACCTGCTTCGCGATGTTCGAAGCGTCGGGCTTCTGAGCGTGGGGCGCCCCGAGCAGCGCGGCCCGCTTCTTCTTCGACCACGACTTCGGGATCTCGAAGTAGGCGACCACGTCGAGCATGACCGGGCCGTCATGGTGCGGCCCGAGGGGCGCCTCGAGGTTCCCGACGCTCGCCGCCGCGATCGCGTGTTGCGCCGCGACCATGGCGGGGAGCGTGAAGTGCCGGTTGCCGACCTTCCTGGCGCGCTGCCACGCCGTCGGCTTGCCCGGGATCATGAAGACCGAGGGCATGGGTCAATCCATCCCGAGCGCGGCTTTGTAGACTTCGAGGATTGCCTCCTCCTCCGACACGTCGGCCGGATCCTTCTTCCGCAGCGCGATCAGCTTGCGGAGAACCTTGGTGTCGTAGCCGCTCGCCTTCGCCTCGGCCATGACCTCCTTCATGTCCTCGGCGACCCCGGCCCTGTCCTGCTCGAGGCGCTCGTACCGCTCGATGAACTGGCGGAGCTCGGCGGCCGTGACGCGATAGGCCGTCGTCGCGGCCGCGTCGAAATCGGGATCCGCCTTCATGCCCTTGAGCTTGCCGGTCGCGGCCTTGAGATCGTCGAGCGTAAACGGGCCGGTCGTGGTGCCGTCCGGGAGCGTCATGGTCATGGTGGTTTCGTCGGGCATCACGAAATCTCCTACGAAACGAATTTCACGAGGCGCTTGAGGCGAGCGGCCGCGCGGGCCGCCCACCATTCGCCGAGGGCCGCGATCCGCAGACCGATGATGATCTCGTGCGCATAGACCGCGCGCCGCAGCCGTCCTTTAGGCATCGTCAACCCCCCAGGTGCCTCATGGCGCTCGCCGCCATGCTCGGATCCGTCATGGCCTTCGCGACGATGTGCCCGCGCGGGCCGCTGGTTTCGTCAAGCCAGTTCTGTGCTTGACGGGCGGTCACGCCGAAGCAGACCGCGATATGTTCGGGGGAGCGGAAGTTCTCCCGGAGGAAGTCTGCGAATTTACGTCTGAAAAAGGCTTCGTAAGACATTTCGACTTGTCCCCTCTATACTTGCTAGGCACTGCGTAAAGAGTTGGTCTCGGTCGAGTAATGGGTGGGGCATGTATCCGGGGCCGAGGGGGCCGGGCGCTGGGGGGAGCGCCCGGTTTTCGCGCGGGTCATGCCGCGTCTCCGGTGGCGGGCGCCGCCATGAAATGGAGGAGGCGGGCTCGCGTCTTCCCGCGGAGTTCCCGGCCCTTTTCCAGGTCCGAGACGAGGCGGCGGTCTTTCACCGCCTGCTCCCCGAACGCCCACTTGCTCATCCCCTCGCGCTCGCAGAATGCCGCGATGTCGGAGAGGAGTTCCTGGTTCGCCTGTATCGGATCGTACTGCATGGGCAGCACAATAATTGGAAATTGCCAACTCTACAAGCGGAAATTACCTTGTCGCCCACGCCGCGCGCGTAGGCTATTTCCTACTGCATGGAGAAAGACATCGACCCCGTGACGCTCGCCGTGATCCGCAATGTCAGTGCGATCATGGAGGAAAAAGAAATGAAGCCTGCCGACGTCAAGAGGGCCGGCGGGCTTGGCCAATCGACGATGCACGATCTCCTGGTGCGTCACCGGAGTCCCGGGGTTGACACCTTGGGTAGGATCGCGGCCGGCCTAAGCGAGGAGCCGTATGTGCTGCTACTAGAGCCGAGCAAGCGGGATGCGCTCCGCCGAGCTCTTCGCACTTTTGGCAAAGCCGACGCAGACGATCTCCTTCGGATCGAGGCGATGGTGGAGGCTTTTCTCGGCTCATCTGCCGCTCCGCAGCTTGGCGAAGAGCCTCGATCTGGCAAGGCCGCATCTGAATGAGCGACAGGACAATCTTCTTTGGGTTAGGCACTGCGCAGTCTCTCTCCCGGTGGGCAACCAATCGAACCCGGCGCCCTGATTCTGAATTATGCGGCGCAGCACTCATCCCTATGCATACCAGCGCCCCCGGTTCCAGACAGAAGTCGCCTTGCGATAAGGCAAATCGGCACGCGCCGCGCGCAATAATCGCCTCGGTTGCCGCGATAATCGCCTCGTGCGCACCGGTGCCGCCCCCGCCTCCCGATCCGGTCATCATGAAGCTCAACGAGATGTGCCAGGCCGGAGATGTTACCGCCTGCGCCGCGATTCTTGAGAAGAGAGACCGGGACAGCGCAGCCCGTGAAGCTGCGGCTGCGGCGTGGCGTCCGCCCTCGGCCGCCGCCCGGCCAGAGACACCGCCCCAGACCATCGTTTTCCAGCCCGTTTATCAGGCGCCGCGCCAGCCCGCCCTCGTCGCGATGAGCGTACTGCCGCCAAGCATCGGGCGTTAGCGGAGCAGCCACATCCCAGCGCACCAAAGCCCCGCCCCGCGCGGGGCTTTTTCGTGCCAAACCCACGAATCACCCCACATCGCAGAAAATTGGAAATTGCCTCCTCTTTCTTCTTGCAAGTTGGAAATTGCCAACTTATGATCTCCCCATCGCACCCCCGATGGGAGACCCGAGATGCCCAACCTGACCGACATGGACTGGAACTGTCTGCCGGGCGTCGCGCCCAACCCCGGCCATTATCCGGCCGGGTTCGCGGTCGCACCGTGCCGCACGGCGAAGATCGAATTCCGCGGCGTCGAGCAGCCGGAGACGTTGGAATGCGCGGAGGATGATGCCGAGTTCTACACGGTCTTCGGCCTCTGGGATTTCGGCGACGGCGAGGCGCTGCACGACGACACCCGCGAGGAGTGCGAGCGTCGCGCCGAGATGCTGCGGGAGTTCTCCTGATGAACCTCACCCTCAACATACACAACGTCCGCTCGGTCGAGACCCTGGACCTGCACCCGGCCTACGGGAACAGCAACGCGCTCACGATCCGGTTCGTCGGGGGCAGGCATCTCGAATGGCACGAGATCACCCTCTTCGACCTGTCCACGAACATCGCCACCGCGCTCGTCGATGCGATCCGCGCGCTCCCGCAGCCGCAGCCCGAACCCGCACCGCAGCACGACGACACGGAGGTGATCTTCTGATGCTCGACGCCACCCACTCCGAAGCCGCCACGCTCGCCGCGCAGATCCGCGCGTTCCCGACCTCGCGCGACCGCGTGAGCCTCACGCTCGACGCCCTCGCGGAACTGGTCGACGCGGAATGGCGCGATCTGATCACCGCCCTCCGCGACGCCCGCGAATGGGAGCACGACGAGGACGAGGCGGCGTACCACTTCGACCTCGCCGCCGGTGCCGCGACGAAGCTCTACGAGGATTGCCTCTACCACGCGGCCAATCCGGGGGAACGGGTCTGATGGCCCGCCTTACCCTCGCCGCGCTCTGGCTCGCGCTCGCCGGTCTCTACTGCGCCAGCCTCGCCCACGCGCTGCAGTCCGCGCGGACCGCGGTTCAGCAGGAATGGAGGGCACGCTGATGCGCATCGACCCGACCCGCGTCGCCCGGCTGGCGCTGATGCTCGCGAGCGTTGCCGTGGTCGGCGCGCTGATCTGGTGGGCGCTGCCATGACCGAGCAGCAGCAGGCCGAATACGAGGTCCGGGTGGCCGGCGAGACGCTCGAGGCGCGCATGATCGCGCTCGAGATCGCGCTGGGGCGCTACCGGCAGGCCATCGCCCGGCGCGAGAAGATCCGCGAGCGCGCGCCGTCCAACTGAGGTTCCTCCCTCGGCGCGCTGTCCTACTGCCTCGCGCGCCGTCACTGCCGGAGCGGCGATCCCACCCACGCCGCTCCGGCCTTTTCCAGAGGATTTGATCATGCGCATTGACCGCCCCGGCGTCTTCGACCTCAGCGACGAGCAATACCACGCCGACCCGGCTCCGCTCCCGTCGCTCTCGTCCGGGCTCGTCCGCCAGATCATCAATCGCTCGCCGCTCCACGCATGGACGGCCTGCCCCCGGCTCAACCCGGATTTCGCGCCTCGCCAGAGCGACGCTTTCGACGTGGGCCGCGCGGCCCATACGATGCTGCTCGGCAAGGGCGCCGGAATCGCGGTGATCGACGCCGACGACTGGCGCTCGAAAGACGCCCGGGCCGAGCGGGACGCCGCGCGCGCCGCCGGCAAGACCCCGATGCTCGTCGCGCAGTTCGAGGCCGCGAATGCGCTGGTGACAGCCGCGCGCCGGCAACTCGGCGCCTTCGGGATCGACCTGCTTCCGGTGGAGCGGAACGAGCTCGCCGCCTTCGCGCAGATCGATGGCATCTGGTGCCGCGCGCTCGTCGACCACGCGCCGGCCGACCCGCGCCGGCCCCTGGTGGATCTCAAGACCTGCGAGGACGCCTCCCCCGACGCCTGCATCAAGTCGGTGACGAGCTACGGCTACGCGGCGCAGGCCGCGCACTATCAGGACGTTTGGGAGGCCGCGACCGGCGAGCGCCGAGGCTTCCGCTTCGCCTTCATCGAGAAGGCCCCGCCCTTCGGCGTCTCGGTGATCAAGCTCCACGACGACGAGGCCGACGATGCCGACTGGATGCTCGACGCGCGCCACCAGTGCGCCGAGGCCCGCCGGATCTGGGGCGAATGCCTGCGGACCGGGCAATGGCCCGGCTACCCGCCGCGCGTCGCCGTCGTCGGCGCCCCCGCCTTCTACCGCCAGAAATGGGCCGACAAGGCCCCGATAGCCCCGGCGCCGACCCGCGCCGCGATGGAAGCCGCGCGCCAGATGATGGCGCCTCATGGAGACGCAGCATGAACCAGACCACCGCCATCAGCACGCAGACCGCCCCCGCGCCGGCGAAGGCCCCCGTGAAGGCCGGAGGCGCGATCGCGGCCTTCGCGCCGCAGACCATCGAAGAAGCCTTCCGTCTCTCGCAGGCGCTTGCCGGCGCCGGGGATATGGTCCCCAAGGCGTTCCAGAACCGGCCCGAGATGATCATGGCCGCGATCATGAAGGGGTCCGAAGTCGGGCTCGCGCCCATGCAGGCCCTCGCGCACATCGCGGTGGTGAACGGACGCCCGTCGCTGTGGGGAGACGCGATCCCCGGGCTCGTCATGCGCGCCGGGCACCACGTCGACGTCGAGATCTCCGGCGAGGGCGAGAAGATGGTCGCGACCGCGACGCTCACGCGCGGCGACAACGGCCGGGTGATCGTCCGCACCTTCTCCATGGCGGACGCCAAGCGCGCCGGCCTCGCGGGGAAGCAGGGGCCGTGGCAGCAGTACCCCGCGCGGATGCTCTCGATGCGGGCCAGGTCCTTCGCTGTCCGCGATGGAGCGCCCGACGCGCTGATGGGGCTCGAGCTCACCGAGGAAGTGCAGGACTACGGCCCCGACCGCGCGCGCGACGTGACCCCCGCCACACCGCGCCGGGGCGGCGTGATCTACCGCGACGAGCCCGCGCCGCAGCCGGCCGACGAGATCATCGAGCACAACGCGGACGGTGAGGTTGTGGAAGGCGCCCCCACCCCAGAGCAGATCGAGGCCGCGATGGCGGCGGCGAAGGCCGAGGCGGAGCGCCAGGCGCGGGACGAGGACGAGGGGTGATGGACGAGACGACGACACAGGCGGGGCGCCTCGACGGATACCGAAAGGAGATTGCCGCTCTCCGCGCCCAAGCCGCGAGGGACGCGGAGGCGGTGCGGGCGCTGCGGGAGGCGCTGATCGAGGCACGGCACTGGCATGACAGCCGTCGCGACGACCTCGGCAAGCAACCTCCGAACAATGACATCAATTGGCGCCGAATGGAGCACCGAGACGAAATCGATCGCATCGACGCCGCCCTCGCCGCCACGCAACCGGGGGAGCCGCGCGATGAAAAGCCCTAAGCCGGTGAACCTGACGCCGCCCGCTGAGATCCGAGCAGCCGGCTGGGAGGCCGAGGCCCGAGACGACGATGGGCACCTGATGACCACGCACGCGCCATTTTCGAGCGACGCCGAGGCCCTGCGGTATCTCAGGGAAAGCCTCGATGAAGGCTGGACGGTGACGATTTTTCCGAAGGGATCCGCGCGATGACCAACGACGCACTGCGGGAGAAGGTGGCGCGGATCATCGCCGCCGAGATCGGATGGCCGGAACCCACCCCAGAAGATGACTCTGTGATCTGGCAGGACTTCCTCCCCGAGGCAGACGCCGCCATCGCCGCGATCCGAGAGCACGACGCCGGGGCGGGGTGGATGCCGATCGCTACGTTCAGAAGCAACGGCAAGCCAGTGGACCTCTGGTGCGAAGGCCATCGCTGGACCGATATGTACTGGATCGACAGTTCCCCCGCTTACCCGTCTGGGTCGTGGGGGAAAGACCCTCTCGATTGGCCAAACGCCATCGCCCTCAGCCCGACCCACTGGTGTTCCGCCCCAGCCGCCCCCGACGCGGAGACAGAGCGGGAGGGCGGGCGATGACCCTCGCGGAGATCGACGCGCTGCTGGCGAAACTGCGCGGCGTGACCGAGGATGACGCATACGCGCTGCCTTGGACCTTCGGGGAGACGTGCCGATCCGCCGCCGATGCGCTGGACCGACTCCGCGCCCTGCTCGCCGCCGAGACCGAGCGGGCGGAGAAGATCCGCGTCGCGGCCGAGAATTTCGAGCGGTGCGCGTCGGCGGAGATCGAGGACAGCAACGCGGACATTGCCCGACTGAACGCCGCCCTCGCCGAGCGGGAGGCGGAGGTAGCGAGGCTGACTGCGGAGAACGAGCAGCGCGAAGCCTGGAACCGCGAGCACGCCGATCTGCGCCGGATCGAGCGCGGGATCATCCGCATGGCCTGCGGCGAGACCCTGATGTTCTCGACGCGGAATGCCATCAATGGCGCGAGCGGAGCGCCGATCACGATGGAGATGCTGGTAGCGAAGCGGCGCGAAATCCTCGGCGGGTTCGAGGCCGAGCGCATCGCCGCCCTCACCGAGAAGGAACCCCGCGATGCCTCGTAAGAACGCACGTCCAGCCGCTCGGAAGATCCGGGCGCGGCTCAAGGAAAAGATGCGCCCTCTGACGTGTAGGGAGCGGCGAGAGAAGGTGATGGCCGAGGCGGGCATCCGAAGGGCCAACGTCTTCGGCCTCCCCTTGGCTGCGATGGTGCGCCTGATTGAGGAGCCCCGCGATGGCGAGTGAAGCACCGGAGCGGATCTGGCTGGTGCCGGTCGGAGACGACGACGACCTAGCGTGGAATGAGGCCGCGACCGAAAACGGCGGCCGGCTGTTCGGCGCAGAGTACCTCCGCGCCGACCTCGCCTCCCCCCTCCCTCCTCCGGGCAGCGAGGCGGAGGCGGCGATGGTGGAGCTGGCGCTCAAGGCGGCTGTCGAGAGCGCGGGGTGGCCGTCCGCCGGCGAGAACCAGCTTTCCTACGGGGTCGGTGAACTGACCGCGAGAGGCGAGGCGGAATATGCGCGGCGGTTCGTCCTCGCCGCCCTCCGCGCCGCCCTCCGCGCCGCCCTCTCCCCTGCGCGCAAGGAGGGGAGCGACGATGGCGAGTGAGGACGAGCCGGTCGGCATGATCATCGTCTGCGCCGGCCCGCCGGTCTGTGGCCTTGAAGGCGACGAGGCGGTCGAGGCCGCGAACCGGGGCTGCCCGCATTGCAAGCGTCTGGCGATCTACGACGACGGCGAGGAAGTGGACCAGACGATCAAGGGAGGCCGAGCATGACCGACGACCAGAAGCGCGCCGCCGTGGAGGCGATGGCCCGGGCGATGACAAACCCGGAGGCGCAGGAGGAATGGCCCGCGCATGCGTTCCTCGCCGAGAAGCAACTCTCCGCCCTCCTCGCGCTCGGGTGGCGCGCGCCGGAGCCACCGAAGCGCGCCGAGACCCTGCGCGAGACCGTGGACCGCATCCGCGCGGCATCGGTGGACTGGCCCGCCGATCCGATCGGGGAGATAGAGCGGCTCAACGAGGATGATCGGTTCCGAGCCGGGGCGGAGGCCATGCGTGAGGCTGCGGCGAAGGCGTGCGAGGCGATGGAGCAGGAGTACGCGGACAAGATGCCGAGTGGGGCATTCGCGGCCGGGGACTGCGCCGCCGCCATCCGCGCCCTGCCCATTCCGGGAGAGGGAGGCGGGGATGGCTGACGCGCTGATAACCGACTGGAACATCGGCTGGACGATGGAACTCCAGCCCCGCCCGAAGCTGTTCGGGCTGATCCCGCTGCCGGAGCGCGCGGTCTACGTCGTCCGGGCGCAATTCGGCATCTTCAGCCTCACGTCGGAGTGCGCGACCCGCCGCGAGGCTGAGGAGCTGGTCGCGATCATCTCTCAGGCGCACGCCTGCGCTCTCGCCGACGCGCGGCAGGCGCCGAGTTGGGACCGCCCATGACCCCCGCCCCGATCCTCGCGAGCGAGACGACGGCGGCGCGGCCATGACCATGCGCCCCGCCGAACTGAAGCGGATGCTCAAGGCCGTGCGCGACGCGGGCGAGACCATCTACGCCGTCCGCACCATCTGGCGCCAGATCGACGGGCGCGACGTGCAGGAGGTCGAGATCGTGACGCGCGAGACCGGCCGCGAGCCAGACGACACGAAGGTGGAGCTGTGAAGCGCCCGGGCCTTCCCCACCTGTCCCGCACGACCTCGCGGGGCCGGGAATACTGGTACTTTCGCCGCCGGGGCTATCCCCTGGTGCGCCTGCCGGAGCCGACCGACCCGGGTTTCCTCGCGGCCTATGCCGAGGCGCGGGACGGGAAGCCGCAGCGGGCCGCGCCGGGGCGGACGAGCATCGCCGCGCTGATCGACAGCTACCAGTCGAGCCCGCGCTGGGACCGGCTCGCGCCGCGCACCCGGCGGGACTATGACAAGGTGCTGGGTCGCATCCGCCAGAAGGCCGGGCGCCACGACGTTTCGGTGATCACGCGCCCGGCGGTGATCGCCGCGCGGGACGCGAACCGCGAGACCCCGCGCCTCGCGAATTACATCTGCTCGCTCTACTCGATCCTGTGCGAGCACGCGATCGACATAGGCTGGATGCCGCGCAACCCGGTGAAGGGGATCGAGCACCTTCCGCTGACCGGGCCGGGCTATGCCCCGTGGCCCGAGGCCGACATTGCCCGATTCCGCGAGAGCGCGACGGGCCGGGCGCGGCTCATCTTCGAACTGTGCCTCGGGACCGGCCAGCGCATCGGAGACGTGCTGCGGTTCCGCTGGGCCGATCTGGACGCGGACGGGATCACGCTGGTGCAGAGCAAGGGCCGCCGCGCCGGCAAGGCAGACGAGACGATGTGGGTGCCGTTCGCGCCCGCGCTGGAGACCTATCTGGCTACGGTGCGCCGGGATGGCCTGACCATCGTGGCCGAGGCCAAGCACGGGCGCCCGGTCAGCTATCGGGCCGCGAACCAGTCCTTCAGCGACGCGCGGATCGCGGCCGGTCTTTCGGAGGATCGCTTCGCCCATGGGCTCCGCGCCAACCGCGCGTCAGAGCTCTACGAGATGGGGCTGACCGACGCCCAGGTGCAGGCGATCACGGGGCACAAGAGCGCGGTGATGGCCCGGAAATACGGGCGCGGCGCGCGCCAGCGGAAGCTCGCGGAAGCCGCGCGGGGGAAGGGGAAATAGCTTGGCACATTCACGGTTCGTTTCCGGAATGTCCGCCGATGCTGTGCGCGAGATTGGCTTGAGATTCAACGTGGTGCGCCGGATTTGCAATCCGCTGCGTCACCACTCCGCCACGTCGCCCCGGGTAACGTCGGGCAGCTTATAGGGGGCGGCCGGACGGGGCGCAAGGGCCTTCGCGGCGCCGCCCCTAACCCTGTCCGGAAGTCGAGATTGCCCCCCGCCCCGGTAACATGTGATAATTCCTCTCGGGGAAGGGAGGGGACTGGAA